TCCCTTACGTTGTGACTATCGAGAAAAGTTCTATGGAAATCATAGGGATTCGCAGAAACTGGAAGGAAAGCGACGAGCTTAAAATTAAAAAACAATACTATGTTCACTACCCTTATGTACCTGCTGATGGGTTTTATGGGTTTGGTTTAGTGCAAATTATTGGCGGTTTTGCTAAAAGTGCGACCTCTATTATTCGTCAGTTGGTGGACGCGGGGACGTTGTCAAATCTTCCAGCAGGCTTTAAAACTCGCGGAATGCGTATCCTAGGCGATGATACCCCAATTTCTCCAGGGGAATTTAAAGATGTTGATATTCCATCAGGTGCGCTAAAAGACAATATTCTGCCTCTACCTTACAAAGAGCCGTCAGCGGTACTGTATCAACTATTGCAGACTGTGGTAGATGAAGGGCGGAGAATGGGGTCAGTAGCTGACCTTAAAGTAGCTGATATGAACGGGCAAACGCCTGTGGGTACAACGCTCGCTATCCTAGAGCGCACGCTTAAAGTAATGTCAGCGGTGCAAAGTCGCGTGTATCATGCACTAGACCAAGAGCTAAAACTCCTTGCGGATATTATTAAAGACTCAGGTGACGAAGGCTACGACATCGTGTTCACCGACGATAAGCCCCACACTCGTGAAGAAGACTATGGTAACGTAGAGATTGTGCCAACAAGTAACCCTAACGCCTCTACAATGGCGCAACGAGTCATGCAGTATCAAGCGGCAGTACAGCTAGCACAGCAGTCACCTCAGATATATGACATGGCAAACCTGCACAGTCAGATGCTCAAAGCGTTAGGCATCGAGAATGTAGAGACGCTTATCCCTGCTGGCAAAGAAGTTAAACCGATGGATCCTGTGTCAGAAAACATGAACTTGATGAAGGGAACTAAGGTAAAAGCCTTTATTTATCAAGATCATATGGCTCATATGACCATCCATACAAACCTGTTAAATGACCCAAAAATGGCGCAGGCGTTCCAAAATATGACCAATGGTCAGCAAATTCAAGCGGCTATTCAAGCTCACGTTATGGAGCATGCGGCGTTCCAGTATCGGTCAGAAATGGAGCAAATGATGGGTGTTGAGTTGCCTAAACCAGAGGAAGAAATTCCAGAAGATATGGAAGTTAAACTCAGTAAATTACTTGCTGAAGCATCTGATATGCTACTTAAAAAAGATCAAAACGAAGCTCAACAACAGCAAGCACAGCAACAAGCACAAGACCCTGTTATTCAAATGCAGCAGAAAGAGCTTGAGCTTAAAGAGATAGAAGTTAAAGGCAAACTCGACATTGAACAGAAAAAGATTGATCTACAAGAGCGCGTAGCAGTCCTTAACGCAAGTGCTAAAGGCGACGAACTCGCCGCTAAACACGCTATCAATTTGATGAGCGCAGAGCAAGCTATGGAGCAGATGCAAATGGCTCAAGCGGTTAAAGAGCAACAACTCGCAATGCAGCAGCAACAACAAGCGCAAGCTCAACAGGCAGCGCAGCAACAAGCCATGCAAGAGCAACAACAGCCTAGTGGACAACCTCAATGAAGGCATTCAATTTTGATGACTGGTTCACAAAAGAGATAAACGAACAGATCGCCAGCCGCAGAGATGCGCTGGCTACTGCCAACGGTATAAAAGATTTCGCTGACTATCAGCAAATCGTGGGTGTACTTTCGGGGCTTACACTCGCGCTTAATACGTATAAAAGCCTCGCTAAAAAACAGATGGAGTACGACGATGAGTAGTATTGACGCAATTGACAAGGAAGCTACAGAAGATCAGTTAGAAAAACTAATTGAGATGCTACCCGACCCAGTGGGTCCAAAAATCCTTATTATCACACCAACGATTGAAGAAAAAACAACAGGTGGGATTATTAAGCCAACAAGTGCGCTTCAGAAAGAAGAAGTTGCATCAACTATCGGTATGGTAGTAAAAATTGGTCCTGACGCATATCAAGACAAAGTGCGTTTTCCAAACGGAGCTTGGTGCAAAGTAGGTGATTTTGTGATTACTCGTGCTTATTCAGGTACTCGCGGTAAGGTAATGGGTAAAGAGTTTCGCATTGTATATGACGACCAAGTAGACGGTGTAGCAACCACTGTTGAAGGTTTTGGTAGAGCTTACTAGGAGGAATTATGGAACATTTAAATGAAGAAGTTGATGTATTAGATAACGACAGCGATATTGATATTGAAATAGAAGACGATACTCCTGAGGAAGATCGAGGCAGAGAGCCGCTAGCAAATGCGGAAGAAGTCAGCGATGACGAGTTAAGTCAGTATTCGACTAAAGTCCAAAAAAGAATTAACGAAGTAAACCGTAAATATCATGACGAGCGTCGCGCAAAAGAAGCCATTGCGCGTCAAAGTGCAGAGGCAGTTAACTACGCTAAAGCAGTTCTTGAGGAAAATAATCGGTTAAAAGAAACACTCACATGGGGTGAAAAAGCTCTGATCGAGCAAGCGCAACAAAAGCTTGTATATGATACGGTTATAGCAGAAGCACAGTATAAAAGAGCATATGAAGACAATGACTCTGAAGCGCTTGTTATGGCACAAAGAGAACTTTACCGAGTACAGACTGAGGCAGACCAATTAAAAAATTATCGCCCAGCGCAACAAAACTTGCAATCACCCCAAGTTCCTGCTTATACTGAGTACCAACAACCAGTAGAAAAACCACGCGACCCAAAGGCTGAAACGTGGGCAGCCAAAAATTCATGGTTTGGTCAAGATAGAGAAATGACCAATTTAGCCTATGCGGTACATGAAAATCTGGTTAACGCAGGAGTAAACCCTACAACCGACCCCGATTATTATGTGCAAATAGATAAACGGATGAGAGAGGTTTTTCCAGATAGATTCAAGGGGGCTACGCGAAACGGGACCGTTGTAGCGCCAGCGTCAAGAACGACGCCCTCTAAAAAAGTCACGCTTTCATCTACGCAAGTAGCCATCGCAAAACGCTTGGGCGTGTCCTTACAGGACTACGCAAGACAAGTCGCCAAATTACAATGAGGATTACCAAATGACTGAGCCACGAAATAGACAACAAGAAACTCGCCAACAAACAGAACGTGCGGCGGCTACATGGAAGCCAGCAAATGACTTACCAGAGCCAACGCCACAACCAGGTTGGGTTTTCCGATGGATTCGTACTTCGTATTTGAATAATCCAGACCACAAAAATGTTAGCACTACCAAACGCGAAGGATGGGTTCCATGCTCCGCGAAAGACCACCCCGAGATTGATATGACATTTGATACTCGCTCGGCTGGAGGTTCTGGCAATGAAAACATCGAACTTGGTGGACTCATGCTGTGTAAAATGCCTGTTGAGGTTGCAGAGCAACGAAATGCTTATTTCAACAACATGACACGCGCACAAACTGATTCCGTAGATCACAACGCAATGAGAGAAAGCGACCCAAGAATGCCTAAATTCACGGATCGTAACTCGAAAGTAACTTTTGGCAGCGGTAGATAAAATGCCGCTATCGTCCTTATTTGGAGGAAATTATGGCTGTAGGAATCCAAGGATTCAATCCAGTTAACTTGATCGGTGGTCAAGTTTACGCTGGCGCGGTACGTCAATTACCTATTGCTTCTGCTTATGCGGAAAACATTGGCTTTGGCGATTTAGTGGGTATTTCTGGTGGTTATATTGTTCGCGTAAACGCTTCTGGCTCTAACGTAACACAAAGCACTTTTCCAACCGTTAAACCTGTAGGTATCTTCTTAGGCTGTAGCTTTACAGACCCTAACTTAAAATACTTCGTTAACAAACAATTCTGGCCAACAGGCACTGTAGCATCTGATGCTATGGCACTTGTCTGCGAAGACCCAGAAGCAGTGTTAAAAATTACCTTAACTAACGCAGGTACAGCCTATACTTCTAGTGCTGCTACTGTTGCCGCAGTAGGTAAAAACATTGGTTACTACCAACCAGCAGTACCAATGAGCACCTCAACTGGAAACAGTTTGGTATCAGCTAACTTTGCTGTTGCAGCAACTACAGCGACGCTACCATTCCGTATTGTTGATTTAGTAAAAGACACAGCGCTTCCTGATGGTACATTTGTAGAAGCATTAGTCACCTACCAGTTAGGTGTTCATTTCTATCGTCAAACTACAGGAGCTTAATCAATGGCTGCTATTTCTAGATCCCAACAGATAAAAGAACTCATTCCTGGGCTGAACGCCTTATTTGGTAATGAGTACGCGCGTTATGGTGAAGAGCACAAAGAAATCTTTGAGATTGAAAGTTCTGATCGTTCATTCGAAGAAGAATTAAAACTCGCTGGTTTTGGCGCTGCGCCAACCAAAAACGAAGGCCAAGCAATGTCTTACGACACTGCGCAAGAAGCATGGTCAACACGCTATACCCACGAAACTATTGCTTATGGTTTTGCTATCACTGAAGAAGCGATGGAAGATAACTTGTATGACTCATTGTCAGCTCGTTATACCAAAGACTTAGCTCGTGGTATGGCATACACAAAACAAGTTAAAGCGGCTAATATCTTAAACAACGGCTTTAACCAAAACTACTTAGGTGGTGATGGTGTATCATTGTTTGGTACTAACGGCTCAGGCACTGTAACTAACCATCCGTTAATCAACGGCTCAACTGTTAGTAACCGTCCTGCTACAGCAGCAGATTTAAACGAAACTTCACTTGAAGCGGCTGTTATTCAAATCGCTGGCTGGACTGACGAACGTGGTCTTTTGATTGCAGCTAAACCTAAAAAATTAGTTATCCCTCCTTCACTTCAATTCGTTGCAACTCGTTTGCTTGAAACTGAATTACGGGTTGGTACAACTGATAATGACGTTAACGCACTCAAAAACAACGGCGCGATTCCAGAAGGCTATACACTCAATCACTGGTTAACCGACAATAACGGTTGGTTCTTGTTGACTGACGTGCCAAATGGCTTGAAACATTTCATTAGAACTCCGTTATCTACTTCTACCGACGGTGACTTCGACACTGGGAACTTACGTTTCCGTGCTCGTGAACGTTACTCTTTTGGGTTCTCAGATCCATTAGGTGTGTACGGTTCACCAGGTACAAGCTAAGTAAAATCAAGCACTTACGTGTTTATGGAAGCCCCCTTTACGGGGGTTTCTTTTTGTGATATGATTTCCCGTGTCAAATCACATATCGGAGAAAAGCATGGAATATCCAGCTACAAGAGAAGAAGCAAAACGTACAGGCGCTAAATTTTATTTCACAGGTAAACCTTGTACACGCGGGCACGTAGCACCACGCAAAACAAAAGGATGTTGTACTGAGTGCATGAGAGAGGATTGGGTTACTGACAATGAGCGCCGTAAAGCGTTACCCAAATCAGAAGCATCAAAAGCCGCAGGTAAACGGTACTATGAAAGAAACAAAGATTTAGTCAAAGCTAAAGCTGCTGCTAGACCCAGCGAAGAAAAAAGAAAACATAGAAACAACCACAAGCGAGAAAATCCAGAAGTGTATAGAGTATTAGGTAACGCTCGTAGACGCAGGCACCGCGAAGCTACCCCTGCATGGTTAACAAAAGAGCAGAGAGAAGATATAAAACAGCTCTATACAGAAGCACAAAAGATAACAAAATTAACAGGTGTTCGGTATGAAGTAGACCATATAATCCCGCTAATAAATGACATTGTATGTGGGCTGCATGTGCCTTGGAATCTGCAAGTAATTCCTAAAACAGACAACCTCAAAAAGGCAAATAAAATAGCTTGCGCATAAGCAGTGTAATTGGTACTATCACCCCCAAATCTAGGAACTTAATTATTTGCGCAGATTGACCTAGCAAGCTTTACACAAGACTGCGTATCTTACGTGTATTTGGAGATTAAAATGGGTTTAGCATCACACTTTGGTCCTTGGAGACTTGGAACCGTATCTAACACAACTGGCACAACTGCTGGTACTATCAACAATATGGGCGTCACTGAGGTCACTCAAACTATTACCCTACCTTTCGCGTCAATCAATAGTTCGCTTACTGGTACTGCGTTTGTGCTTCCAGCAGGGGCAATGATTACGTATTTTAAATACTACGTTACAGCCACATTTAGTGGTGCAACAACAGTCAAGTTAAGTATTGGTGCTACTGACGTTACAGCTGCTACTACTGTTACAGGTCCCGCTGCTCCAGCTAATATGACAGCTGCAACTGCCGCTGATGCTGTAACATCTTTGTTTAATAATGTCGGTACTACAGATGCGATTGTTACTTATACAGCTACTAAAGCAGCAACTTTAACTACGGGGTCTGTGACGCTTCAAGTTACGTATACTGTTCGCTTGTCTGACGGTACTTATAACCCAACATCGCAAACTGCGTAATTAGTCATGGGGAGGTACGCCTCCCCTTTTACTTAGGAGATTAATTATGGGTATGCAAACAGATATATTATCCACGCATTTAACGGCTAGTGGAACTGTTTCAGCTAATCGCAACCGCCTAAAAGCTGTGTCTTATCGAGGTAATGGTCTTGACGGTAGTCTTATATTTAAAGACGGTGGGGCATCAGGAACAACTTTATTAGAGCTTGATGTCGGTACAAGTGACTCATTTACCATCTATGTAATCCTACCTGGTGAGGGCATACTGTTCCAAAATAACATTTATGCCGCATTAACTAACGTATCAGCGATAACCGCGTTTTACGGGTAAGCCATGATGGACGACCAAATTAAACTAGCTGTTCATGAAAACGAGATTAAACACTTGCAAACAGATATGGATAAGTTGGTTAAGGATATGGAAGAACTTAAAGCTTCCGTTGCTGAGATAAGCAAGACTCTTTCGGAAGCTAAAGGCGGATGGCACGTTTTAATGGTTATGGGTGGTGTAGGTGCA